TAGTGCCCCTAGAGTCTGGCTTCATTCTAGGCGAGATAAGGTCAGTTTTAAGGAACCGATCATTTGGAATACTGGCTGTTTTTAGCCAATCCCGCATATCACCCCACATTTGCGCCCTCATATTTCCGTACATTATAGGGTTCTTTGCCTTGTTGCCAAAGTTTATTCCCTTTACCTTGTACCGCTGCTCTTTCAACCTATCCACAATCCCCGCGCCCAAACCACCCTCATCAATCACCACCAGCGTAGGCTTGAATTCCTCAATGGCCTCAATCACATGGCCCACCACCGTCATAGTGTCATCACCCCTGTGCCGCATGATCTTCACAATGTCCCGCCCCTGACGCACTGCAATAACCGTAGCATCGGCCCCAAATCGCGCAGGGTCAACACCAATCACAATCGGCGCAGACTGATCTTGATACTTGATCCGCTTCATAGCCTCATCCACTACCGAACTAGAAATGAACTGGTCATCCCCCGCGCTAGGAAACATCCCATAAACCTCAACATGCGCTTGGTGACTGTCAGAACCATACTCCTGAATAATCCTCTCGTACACCGCCTTGTCAGTCCCCTCCACCGTCCGAGCATCCACCACCCGCGTCTTCCAGAACTCACGCTTACTATTGAACGCCTCATAGAAATAACCAGTGTTGCGCCGTGGATTCGAAAACGCCATCCAAAAGCGATTCGGCGTGTTCTCCGTAAAGAATCCACCAGTGACCGACCAAATAGGGTCAGCAATACCAGACGCCTCATCAAAAATCACCAATACACCATCGTAATTGTGAACACCAGCATAAGCATCCGGATTCTCTTCCGACCACAGCCGACCCTCAACACCCCAGTACCTAGTACCCTTCTTCAAATCACTTTCCACCAACTCAGTCAACCACTTGGCAGGCGCAACCCGTGTAGCACTGACTTCAAACCAGTGGCTATTCAGACTCATAGCCAGCCACTTTGTAATTTCGGCCCAAGTGATTGAACGCAACTGATTTTCACTATTTGCCGAAATAATGGTAGTGCTACCAATTCGCGTAGACACCATCCATATAGTCAGCCAACTGACTAGCGCCGACTTTCCAATACCTCGTCCTGAAGATACTGCCTCTTGCAGGACTTTGTACATGATCTCTTCGTTGGATACTTTATTATCTCGAAGATCATTATTGACTTTAATATGATTAGTAATATCTTGCAGTATCTCACGCTGCCATTTTCTTGGGCCTGAGAAATTCTCCAACGGAGTACCAACTACACCCCAAGGAAAAACATACTTAACAAACGCCAGAGGATTATCTTTTAATGCTGGACTCCATAAGAGTGCCATAAGTTCTTGTTCATCGGATGGCGTATAAATTGTGGTCTGCATTATTTAACCAATGTACAAATATAACCAGCCAAACCACCTAGACTTGTTGCTACAGCATCCCATACATCTGGCGTGCCTGTGCCAGTCACCTTGTCGTAAATCTCTTTGACAATGCCAGCAACTATTACCAGAGCCAAAGCAAATAGTGGGTCACGGGCGAAGGCTAGAGCGATAAATAGAACCAAACCGTAGATGGCGTGATTAGCCTTGTCTTGGGGGATTTGGTACATCAAGGCGGAGATAGATGGTAATTTCATAGTGCAATCAATTTTAGTGCAATCAGGTTAAGAAAAGAAAAAATAAAAAATGTTAGTGGAACCATCGTAGCCGCTGGCCCTTTGCGCTCGGCCCTACCCCCCCCTTCGATTCGCAAGTGCTTATATAGGCATGCTCTTATATAAGTTAGCACTGATCTAGTCCTGCTCTGCACTGTCTACATTGTGCAGTGCATTGTCTGGTGCAGGTAGTGAAGGCGTGACATCAATTACATCTACCAAGCGAAGCTGGGCGGCTGCAAGGGCGCCGCTAATAGATATACGTGCGTCGCTTACCTGTACTTCGAGTCTGTCGCCGTAGACTTTGGGCGCCAGCTTAGATGCACGCCAACGCATAGAGTCGAGCACAACGCGTGCAGCGTGGCTATCCATCGAGCCATTGGCTACGTTCTCCTCTACCTCTTCCATGCGATCAAAAAGCACGTCCGCTTGATTCATCCGCGCGCGCGTGTACTTGCTCGCAAATTCCGGCTGAGCCATGATCCACCGCATGATCGTTGCCTGATTAGGCATACCTTCATCCTTACAAACCGATCTCAAAGAACGCCCGGTTTGTATCTGCTCAAGAAAGATCGTCTGAATTTCCTCAACCTCTGCAACGTCATAAGCCATGAAAAATACCCCCGCAATTTAGTCAACCATTAACAAAGAAAACTACATCAAAAACGACAGCCGACACGTACATAGTTGCACTAACTAGGTGTTAGTGCAATGCATGTAGCGGTTTTGTCGTCTTTTGCCCCCTATTTACATTGTGCACTGCACTGTACATTGTTCCAACAATGTAAAAAGTAACGATTAAACACTTTCGTACACTGTTGCACAATGCATGCACAATGCAACTATGCACTTGCAAATCATAAGGTTATTAGCCCCTAAATCATAGGGTTAACACCTAGTATTATTTCCAAATTCCTACATTAAAATATGTAGGCAATCAAAATGCATTTTTCAACCTCTAACCCCTCAAGGGACAAACCAAAATGACAATTAACCTAGTTCGATTCTGCAAGAAATGCCAAGCTGAGACAGAACGACTTGCTAATGGTGGTCGATGCAAGCCATGTAGTAATGCAAGTAGCAAAGCTTGGAATGCCGCCAACCCAGAAAAGCACAAAGCAATAAACAAAGCTTGGAAAATTGCCAACCAAGATAAACACAGAGCGTCGATCAAAGCCGCGCAACTGGAGAAAGCCGCGAAATTTGCACTCTATGAAGCGTTCTATCTTGCAAATCAAGGGTTAACCCCTAGTAAATAAATCATTGACAGTGCAAAGAATTCATGTACACTTGAGGCATCAACCAACCAAAGGAACTGCAAAATGTCAAAACTCATCAACTCTTACCGCGCCACTCCAACGATGACCAACCGCGCCAAGTTGCAAAAATACCTGGCCACTCACATGATGGCGGTCTGCATGGCAAGCCCTGATGAAGTGGCTTTCCTCAAAGCCAACGAATTCAAAATCTAAACCAAACGGGGCGAAAGCCCCAGCAAAGCCAAAAATGCACCGCTACAAAATCCCCACCAAAGCCCGCCGCTGTCTAACTGACATTCTAGGCGCTCTTGCAATCATAGCTGTAGGCGTTGTCCTACTGGCTTCATATTTCGACGTTCTGACACCTTAAACAATCCCAGCTTATGCGCATAAGTCGTGCGCATAGGCGGGCACTGTTACCCGGCAACGTAAGGAAAATTCAAATGCAAGCTATTAACACAAAATATCTCCCAGCAACCAATAACCGTGGCTCACGCATTAAAGCCACGTGCGACGCTGGATCAGTAACGATCCCTTATCCTCATGAGTTATCGGGCCAAACTGTTTATCGTGCAGCCGCTGACGCGTTGGTTATCAAGTTAGGATGGAATGACTCAAATTATGGCGGTCTCTTAGGTGGTGGCCTGCCAGATGGTAGCTATTGCTTTGTTTTTGACAATGCAGCGTCAAAGGAATAATCATGACCAACGACGAATTACTAAATACCCTCTACATGGCGAATTCTCACATCGAGGCGCTAAAACTAGAATTAACCCGAGCAGAGAATCGGGCAGAGGACTTGCAGATCAAACTAGATCGGGAGCTATCAAAATGACCATGTACCAAGTAAATCTTTTTTGTGGCACTGACCCATCAGCAAAGCCATTTTGCAACCGCCTAATGCCAAGGCACAGGGCCAAACGCCTTGTGGCATGGTTACAGCGCAACGGCTTTGATGCCTACATATCAGCCGCACGGGTGAATGTATGAGCACATACGATTTTGAGCCAAACCCTGATGACTACGGGCCAGAGCCTGCGCACATCGCAAACGCTACAAGGGTTAAAAAACCGATTGGGTTTTATCCGATGATCGCGCACGGCCACAAATTCACCTGCAAATTTGATTACGAACCAGCAGAGGCTAAAACATGGGACGAACCCGGATGGCCTGCAATGTATACGCTAATATCGGCCATATACGAAGGAATTGAAGTTTTGCCGATCTTAGACCCGGCCATTGTGCATACGTTAGAAGAACAAAGGCGGACAGAATGATTTTTGAAGTAATCACATTCCTAATCGTGGGCTGGTTTGTCCTTCTTGCCGGTGCTGTCCTGATATGGCTTGTACAGGTGGTAATGGAATGATTACCGCCGCCTTTATCGTCCTATGCTTTTGGGTTGTTATTAGTATTGACCTACCCACTTACATTTTATGGATAGCTTCTTTGGTAGCCATTGGCTTTATTTTGGTGGTGTCTTAATGATTGTCTTAGCCCTGTCCTTTGTCGTCTACCTTGCAATCATTATCTTGGATTAGATAAAAGAAAAGCCCCAAAAAAATGGGGCTTTTTCGTTAGTCCTTCCACTCAGACAGCCATTCTAGAACTTGAAGTTTGGCGTCTTCAAAGCCTCGGCCCACAATCACCTTGTGGCCTATGCCTTCAAGATAGGCAATCCAATCCTTCTGTACGGGTGACACTACGCCGCCGCTGGTGCGTTTCATTTCAACCCAAAGGTTCCAAGCTGGGACACACAAATCAGGCACTCCCGGCGTGGCTCCTTCAGCCTTCAGCGAAGCCCCAGCACTGGCAGACCTTACGCCGCCATTAGGCACGGCAAAAATACGCTCTTGCGGGTAAGTTTTACGAAACCATGAGACTAAACGGACTTGTTCTAGGTGTTCGGATGGTATTTGTTGTGCGGTCAAAATGGGAGTTCTTCCTCGTACAAGGCGCAAACATCCGGCGTAGCTGCGAAGGCTTCCGGAACTGTCTCGCCAAACTCACGGCAAACGCCGTTTTGTTGATAATGGTCGCATGTATGACAAAGCTTTGGCGGCTCTGCCTTAATAGTAGCCCTGTACGCGGTAACGATTTCGGGTTCTGGGTGTCTCATTAACTCCAACTCCTTTTGATTACTGTGTAAAACTTGCCTGTCTTTTGATAAGAAATTTCGCGCGGTGGCGTCCCGTCAGTCAACTGTTGCGCCATTTCATGCAGATCAACGGCGCCATAATCCAACTCAATGCCTGCCTTATGTGCTATCTCAGCAAGTAGGCGTCTAGCTTTCTCACCAGAGTAGCCATCGTGGGTAACGCAAAGATACTCGGTCACTGGTGCGTCACTCAGGCCGCCGTAAAAGGTCAGCGCCAGCATTTCCTTTCCTGACGCTTTGCTAATGTGCTTGCGCCACTGCCAAGCCGTCACTTCCAGATCAATGCCTTGGATTCCCATGATATCCAGCGTTGAAAGTTTCAAAGCCGCCTTTACTGGCTCAGGAAATGCCTCCCCACATGCAGGGCATATGCGCACACTCAATGCGCATATTTCTTGGCAATGGTCACAAACCTTTACCGGCGCTTCGCCTACCTTGTCGCCTTTCTTTGGTGGTGGCCTCACGGCTGTAATCGGCCCATGTTGCTCGACTACACCGGCAAAGTCTAAGACTAGGCAATCAGTCTTGCCGGGTGCTATGCGAAGGCCACGGCCAGCCATTTGTACGTAAAGGCCAGGCGACATAGTAGGGCGCAGCATAGCCACTAGATCAATCATTGGCGCGTCAAAGCCGGTAGTCAGTACGTTGGCGTTTGTCAGGGCTTGGATTGTTCCTGCCTTGAATTCTTTCAGGATCCGGTCACGCTCTGCGCTTGGTGTCTCGCCAGTCACGCATTCAGCCACAATGCCCTGAGCTACCAGCGCATCCTTGACGTGTTCAGCATGGGCAACACCGGCACAAAATACAAGCCATGAGCGACGGCCAGCGCCAAGCTGNCCTTGGCTTGTAGCTCGGACTCAATGTATTCGCCGCCGCGCTTTTTCACGCCGTCCACCTCTAACTTGGTGGTCGTCATCTTGCTTCGAAGCGTAGACAAAAAGCCTTTGTAGATCAATTCCTCAATGCTGACTGGCTCAATCAGAGCGTCGAAAATGGCGGGTTT